CGCCCGGCCACCAGCCGGGAGAAGGTGCCGCAAGTTCACCACTCCGCTCCAGCTTCAAAGGGGCGTGCCATGGCAGAAGAACTACAAGAAGGCCTCACCGCGGCGAAACTCGCCAAGTCCCTTAAAAACAATATAGCCAGGCTACTACTTGAAGGCAAAACCGCTGGCATAGCCAAAGACATCCGCGAACTTCGCCAGCTCGAAAAAGAGATGGCCATCGACAAAGGTCTGGAGCTACAGGAAGCAACCGAGCCTGAATCCGGCATCCCCGAGCGCCTCAAGATCAAGCGCAAGTACACCCTTTCCCCGGAAGCCATTGAAGCCCGCCGGCAAAATGCGAAACTCTCCACCGGCCCCACAACCGAAGAGGGGAAAAAACATTGCAAGCGCAACGCCTTCAAGCATGGCAGTTATGCGGCCTCGCGGATCATGGGGCTAGGTAAGCCCTGTTTGTCCACCTGTAGTCAATACCCCTGTGCCCTGGTTGAAGATGGTAAATGCGAACCCGGCAGCGATTGTCTTGATAAGGAACATCTCCTTGAAGTCTGTACAGTCATAGAACAGGCATTGATCCATAAAGAGACAACCGGACTTAACGAACTGATAGTTTTTGAACTAGCTGAAACCGTTCAAATGATCCGTTCCCTTCGTCGAGATATTATAGATGATGGTGGATTGGTTAAGAGTCAACGCTTTGATGCTGACGGTAAAGTTATCGGTTACGAAGTAAAAATTCACCCGATTCTGCTTGCCCTGCCGAAGCTGCAGAAGGATTTCGGCATCAGCCTAACAGACTTTAATCTGACGCCTGCGGCAGAATCGAAAATCAAGAACGACGAGAAAACCGCCGAATCCATCGCCTCAATTTTCGGTCTGGCATCTGCCGGGCTGGCTAAAGCGAAGGAAGTCAAGAAATGACGGACGGCTCTTCAACCGAAGAGCTTCCGAAGGTCCCCTACCCCGGCCAGCTGGTTAATCCCCCCATGGCTCCGCTGGTAGACGTGGCGGATCTCGGCAAGGGGATCATTGTCCCCCATGAACAGTTCGACCTCACCCTGCAGGAAATAGACTGGAGCTGGCAACAGATAACCCGCGACGAATACCCCCGCGAGCTGGGCATTCAGGGGAAGGACGCCCGCGAACGGCTGATGTTCTTTCAGCTCGCCATCATCTGCGCGGACCCCCTGCTCTGGTGTACCGCTTTCCTGCGCGAGCCTGAAGATCCGGACCATCAAGACCCTTACCAATTCTTCGATTACCAGATTCCGAGCCTGCGCGATCCCGGGAGCGTGGTTCACCAGGACGGCGCCGAGGTTGGGAAAACCCGCGAGATTGTCGCCTGGACGCTCTGGAAGAACCTGACAGTGCGGGGCGGCTCCGGTCTGGTGGTAGCTCCCCTTCAGATCCACCTTGATGAGATCATCTACGCCAAGCTGAAACAGCTCGATTACAACCCCGCGCTCTATAAATCCCTGAAGCGGCCTTACAAAAAGCAGCCCTACGTCAAGTTCGAATTCGACAACGAGTTTCTGGAAGATTACCGGCCCGCCGGGTTTGACGGCACGGCCTTGCGCGGCGTCCATGCCAAAACATTCGGGGCGGTAGACGAAGCCGCCAAGATGAAGAACACCAAGCAGTGGTCTGAATTCTGGGGGCGTCTGAAGCCGGGGGCAGTGGCCCGGATCTACACCGTTCCGGATGGCGACCGCGAAACGGAATACTTCAAACTCACCATGGCAGCCGAACGCACCTGGCCGCCGTCTGACAAGGAACTGAAAACCGAGGAGAAAGACCAGCCGAAACTCGAATCCGCCAAAGAGATGCCGGCCAACATGACCTTCACCCGTTACCGGTGGAGCAAGCGGATGATGCCGTTCCCCTATTGGTCTCCCGAGCGGAAGCAGTTCTTCATCAAGCGCTGGGGCGGCGAGGACAATGCCGAGTTCAAGCACAACGTTGACGGCGATCATGGTGATCCGGTCAATCCGGTCTTTCCGTGGCAGCAGTTAAAGCACTGCATCAAGGATATTCCCGAATACCGCTGCCTGAAAGTTCTGGTCGATTCCGGCAAGGGGAATGTGCTGGTAGAGGGATACCGTTGTGAATTCGAGCTCGGCAACGACGGCCCGACGCCTCGGCACAAACCGTTGGTGGATGATACCTACGATGCAGACACCTTCTTTGCCCTCGATGAAAACGGCGATAACGAGTTCAAGCGGCTGGTCAAAGGCTTTTTCAACTCAGTACCGGGACTAAAGGTAGGGGGTGGGGACTTCGGTTATTCCCCTGATCCGACCGAAATAACCATCTGGAACATCATCGGCAAGAAAGACCGGCTTGTTGCCAGGCTGCAATTAAAACAGGTCACCTATGATCAGCAGTGCCAGGCCCTGGATGCAATGGACGATATCTACGGCCCGCAGTCTTCTATCTCCTGGGGGGCTGACTTTGGCAATGCCGGTTCTGCAGTTGCTCATGACCTCCAGGGGTTACAGATATACGCGGACAAGAATTATAACAGCCGCCTGACCGGGTTCAGCTTCCAGTCGAACAATGAGCACATCGATGAAGAGGGAAATGAAATCAGGGACGGCAAGAGCGAGAAGGCGGCGAAGGTCAACCTGAAGGAACTAGCTACCGAGTGGATGATTAAACGGGTGCAGCGACAGGAGGTAGAGTACCCGCCTGATGAGGCTCTGATTACCGCCTATACCAACCACACGGCCCGGAGCGGCGAGCGCCAGAAGATATACAGCAAAGACAATGACCATCTAATCGATTCCAACAGGGTAGCCAAACTGCAGGCAGTGCTTGCGGAGTTTGGGGAGGACTTATTCGATTGTTAAACCCTCACCCCTGCCCCTCTCCCATAGGGCGAGGGGTGAAAGGAGATTTTTATATGAGCAACTTCGGATGCAGGATAAAACAAAAAGGTGTGGCAGATACCGGCAGCGGGTTATCCGCAGGGGCGCAGTTTGTCAACTTCTCCCCCCAGGGGCCGCTATCTTCGGTGTTTGCGCAAGTGGCGCTTCTGCGCAAGGTACAGGGGGATTTCTATGAAGTTTTGCGCGAGAAGATCCCCATTTTCGACGCGGCCATCAATAGGCTGGTCTCTCTCAACGGCACGGTCAAGATCATTGGCGACAATGCCAAACTGGTCTCAGAACTGGAGGATATCGCCCTCAATATCCCGGTAAATGACCACCAGAAGGGGATAAACGCTTTTCAGTCCTGCCATTCAAACGAAGCATTCGAGCAGGGTTTTGCCTATGGTGAGATGATTGCCACCCGCGACTTGAAGGATATTGCCGAGCTTCGCGTTGCAGATTCCAAGTTCGTCGTTTTCCGGCTCAATAAAGAAGGCCGAAGCGAGCCGTGGTACAGGTACGTGGATGCTTTGGCCAATACCAACCGCTTCTATCCCGGCAACCAGAACAACATCATGCAGGCGCTCAATCGACCGCTTGAGTCGCCATTCGCTTCTACAAGCTTCATCGGCGGACAGTGGGAAGCAAAGCTCAACCCGAATAATAAAATATACCTCAGTTTCAATAATGAGAACACCGACCCGCACGGCGTCAGCATCATGCGCTCCACCGAGTTTGTTGCCAGTATCCTGGCGACAATCCAGACCTCTTTCCAGCACGCTTTCCGCCGTTGGGGAGATCCGATTTATCATGTGGATTATAAGACCAGCAAGAAAAACCTGGGCGATGGCACATTGAAAGAGCGGAGGGAGGAACTGGAAGCCAAGTTCGCCGCTGTTCAGCGTGCAAAGTCCCTGGGGCAAAGCGTTGATCTGGTTACTGCCCACGATCCGGACAGCGAAGTATCAATCAAGGTTATCGGCGCTGACGGCAAATTCATCCCCGCACAGATCCCGCTACAACATCTCATGGAGCAGATCACAGCAAAGACCGGCCTTCCCCCCTGGATGTACGGCATTTATTTTGGTGCTGCAGCCGGGACTCCTAAACTGGAAATAGAGAACGTGCTGCAGGACACTAAAGTCCGCCAGTTCGCCATGATGCCGGAATATATCCGCATCTTTTCCAATATCCTCGCACTGCGCGGCAGAACATGGAAAAGCATCAATACCAGCATGGACCCGAACAAACCGGGTGACTGGGGTGTAATTTTCGAGACACCAAATCTGCGCGACGAAGTAGCCCGCGCCAACGCCCGCTTTATGAATGCCGAAGCAGACGTCCTTCTTTTACAAGCCAGTTCCGGCCGGGTCCCTGAAGTTGGTAACCCAAAACCAGAGAAACCGAAGCCGGGGAAAGCAGCTCATAACCCCGCTTGCAGTTGTGGCTGCAAGGACGTTGACGGCGAAAAGGAGCTTACCCGGTCCAGACCCTGGCCGGAACTGGATCGGGTGGAGACCGATTACGAGAACAAGCTGAAGTCCGGCTGGAACGAATTGAGCCAGAAATGTCTGGCTATCCTCAAGCTTGGCCCCATGCCGAAAGGGGTAGACGGGGAGACCTTTACTTTCAGCGGCGAGGAGCGCCAGCGGATCATGGCAGAGATGGAATCTTTTATCGGTGAATTTGAACCGGTGGACGGTTCACCTCTCCGCATGTACTACGGCCAATCCTACAGCCTCGGCCTGATTCAGGCAGCCCACCTGGTGGGTGAATCCCGCCCCATCCTCGACATCATCAAGAACAGGGAAATTTATGACGAACTGGTAAAGAACGGCTTCGAACTGCTCAAGAACAACGTCACCAAGCAGATCGTCGGCAAGATCCTTCCAGAGATACAGGCGCATATCCTCGCCGGCAGCAATCCCTTGAATGTTGCCGAACGGCTCAAGAACCTGTTCGGCGCGCAAAACAACAACTGGGAGCGGCTCGCCAGAACAGAGATGAGTATGGCAGCTGAGCAGGCCAAAGTCGATGAGTGGGGCAAGCGGGGAATTAACGTCAAGAACGCGATCATTGCCGGCAAGAACACTCACCCTCATTGCCGTTGCGCCAATACCGTGCAGCAGGTGGATGGTAAATGGGTGCTGAAATTTGTCCCGGCTCCGGATGCCTGCGGGATATGCCTGGCGCTGGCCACATAAAGACAAGGATGAATTATGAAGTAGGAATTATGGAGCAAGGTGCCTTAAAGAAAGTGTCCTCATCTGCCAGAACAGGACCTTGATTTATGGTACGCAGAAATCTACTCGTATAAAAAGGTGCTCATAAAATGGCTAAAGAAGGCAGAGCAACAGAGATGACCGATAAAAAACCCGCGCCGGACGGAAAGAACGTGGAGGGGACCAAATGAAGATGAAGACTGGCGACAAGGAGCTATTTTATGGCCTGAAAGTTTCTCCCACTTCCCCGGACGCTGCCCAGCTCGCCAAGATCAACACATTTACCAAGCGGACCTTTACCGCTGATGAACTCTACATTGGCCAGCTGCGGCTGGCAAACAACTGCATTGACCGGGATGGAGAGCGTTTCAGTGAGTTCACTATTAAAGGATTTGTAAATACTGCCGTTCGTAAAACCATGCTGCTTGACCATGATCGGTCATTAAAGAGCGCTATCGGTAAGTATTTCGATTGTGAACTGGAAGAAATGCCACTTGCTCAGGCCATTGCCGAAACCGGCGCAGATCTGAAGCTGCCAGAAGGGATGAACGAAGTGCAGTTCATGTCCCCCTGGTTTTATATCCCCAAAAAAGGGCTCGATGAAAAAGACCTGGTAAAGCTCGAAGCTGGGATATTCGACTTTGCTTCTATCGGCTTCAAAACCCCGTGGCCGGTGCCAATTTACGACGCACAGCGAAATGTGCTCTATCACGAATATCAGGGGCCGGGCGAAACCCGCGAAGGCTCCCTTGTCTATCTTGGCGCGCAGCACGGCGCTTCTGTTAAATCCGCTGACAACGAACCAGAGCATAAAGAATCCACACAAGGAGAAGAGAGCATGAAAATACTGATTGCAGGGCTCGGAGCACTTCTGGGCAAAAGTTTCGGAGATGGGACCAACGAGCAGACGCTGCTTGACGAGTTCAAGAGCGCCTTTACTGGCCAGTCTGCGAAGATCACCACGCTTGAAGACGAGCTCAAGGTATTGAAGCCGCTGGCTGAAGATGGCAAGGGCTACCGCGCCGGGCTGGTAAGCGACACCGTCAAGTTCCTTGTCCTCTCCGGCGACGTGAAAAACGACGCCGACAGCCAGAAGACGGAATCTGAATTTCTTTCCAGCCTGCCCCTTGAGCGACTAAAGGCCACGAAAGAGAAAGCCGAAGCCGTTGCCCGGCAGAAGAACCCAAGCCATGCCGAGTTCAAGGGTAAAGAGACGACCCAGGACGAACCTGCCGCCGGTCGCAAGGGGCTGGTTGACGCCATTTCCGCCGGTATGGGCTCGAAATAACCATAAACAACAAATAACCTTTTTCAGGAGGAAACGATGTCAACCGATACCTTTAAACGCTTAATACTCATCATCGCCGGGTGCAACCTCTTCCCCGTCGCGGTGACTCTCAAGTCCGGCCAGATCTACCCGAAAGGGGCAGTTCTCGGCAAGATTACCGCCACCGGACTGTGTACCTTGGTTGACAGCGCTGTCAACCCCGCCGACGGGAGCGAAACCGCGAAGTATATTTTAAGTGAAGCGGTTGATGCCACTTCCGCCGATGCCCCAGGTATCGCCTACCGTCAGGGCAAGTTCAATGAAGCCGCCCTGACTTTTGGCGGCACCGACACTGCCGACACGCACCGCGCCGCTCTTGAGGCTCGGGGGACTTTCCTCGACACGATTTCATACGCACCCGATTCCCCGGCCTCCTTCGTATAAGAGCCGGAACCACTTCTTTTTTGGAGGATACACAAATGAAAAAAGCCTGTCTCATATCGTTCCTGGCATGTGTCGTTATCATGGTGGCGGTTGCCTTTGGCTGGGACCCTGCTCACGCAATTGCCGGTCTCCCTCTTCTCGGTTTTGCCTTCGGCACAATCACCACCGACCTCTACAGCCCCATCACCATGCTGGAACCGCTGGAGATCCGCAAGGCGCCCAAGACCGTGTTCAAGGACATGTTCTTTTCCGGTCAGCCCGACATGTTCCACGATACCCAGGAAGTCCTGGTTGATAAACTCCGCCAAGGTGAGGAGGTAGCTGTTTACTGCGCCCCTACCCACGACGGCAAGGCAGTGGACCGTGAAGGCTACATGACCAACAAGGTCAAGGCAGCCTATGTCAAGCCGTTCCGCCCCCTCACCTTCCAGGACCTCATCCCGCGCGATGCCGGTGAAGTCTTGATGCTGCCCCAGAATGCCGTTGGTCGCCTGCAGGCAAAAGCGGCCCGGCTGCTCGGCCGCGATATGGTGCAGCTCGATGATCTAATCATCCGTCGCGAGGAAGCCATGTGCGCCGAAGTCCTTGAGACCGGCCAGATTCATGTTGTCGGGGAGGGAGTTGACTTCGTTGTAGATTTCCTTATGCCGGCAGCCAACAAGGGAACCCTTGTTGGCGATGCCCTCTTTACCAGCGCCTATTGTGACCCGTACACCTGGCTGTACGGCCTTTTCCGTGGCATGATCGTGCGTGGCTGGCGCACCCCGAAAAAGATGTTCCTCGGCGGCAACGTCATCGACCCGTTCATTACCAACCCGAACGTCAAAGACCGCCTCTCCACTCAGCGTGCCATCGATTCCGGTCGGATCAATCCGCAGGAACTGCCTGACGGCACGACCTACCAGGGAACCATCAACGTCAACGGCTATCAGATCGACGTTTATGGTTATGACGCCAGCTACACCGAAGCCGGTGTCCGCAAGTACATCATGCCCCAGGACAAGATCATCATCGGGCCGGGCGAGACCACCAACCATATGTGTTACGGCGCCATCCAGCACCTCAAGGCTGCCGAGCTGGGCCTGGTGGAAAAGAAGCGCTTCCCCAATACCTACACCAACCAGAGCGGTTCCATCCGGTATCTCCAGATCGAAAGCTCGCCGTTGCCGAACCATCGCGAATCCGATAACTTCGCCTGCTTCAAGGTCATCTGATTTTGAAGGGGCGGCTTCGACTGCCCTTTAATCCATTTTAGAGGAGTGAATTATGCCCAGATACCGCGCAAATACCACCATCGGCTACGCCCACGGGAAAGAGATGATCCCGGCGCTGGCCGTATTCGATCCGGCTTCTCTTGAGCTTGCCGATGCAATCGTTGTCCAGATGCAGAACAATAAACTGATTACCTCAGTCGGCAATGACGAGCCGATCACCTTTGGCCCTGCTCCGGAAGCTCCGGCGAAAACTGGAAAATCGCCCCGGCCGAACGCCCCGGACAGCATCAAACTTGTCGAGGCCGCCGAAAATCTCGAAGCTCTCGACTTGCTGGCCGATGGCGAGGAACGCTCAACCGTCAAGGCCGCCATTGAGAAGAAGCGCCAGGAGTTGACTCCGGCTGGATAAATCCATCATTACCCCCTCCCGGCTTTGGGAGGGGATTCCCCTTTTTGGAGGAAACAACATCATGAAAAAAACACTCATATATTTCGCGACACTGATTGCGCTGGCTGTTGCAGGGATCGCGTTCGCCGCTCCGGCTGGGCAGCTTCCAGTCACCAAGGGCAAACCGCAAACCTTTATTCAGAACCTTAAGGGAGTTTCTCCAGTTGCCGGTAAATCCCGCTGCGACACAACCGCCACCGCCACCAAGGGCAATACTACGTTTACGGGATATACATCTACCGGCTACCTGGGAGTTGAAGCAATAGTAGTGAACAGCGCCACCAATGCTCCGGTCAACGTGATCTGGGTTGAGGACAATAAAGAGGTCTGGGTTGGGTCGAGCTACTGCCTGATCAATAGTGAGGGGGCGACCGTCAGTAAAGTCAAATGGACTTATACCAACGACTCCAGCGCATCAATAAACCTGAAATCCTGCGCCCGGCGCCAGTAACCCTGCAACCGGCGTTGTGACCAAAAGCAGGAAGAGTTACCTCCTTTTCTCTTCCTGCTTTTTCCAGAGCGCCCGTTCACCCTTAACCTTTTCCGGAGCCAGGAATGTCGAAGGTCACCCCACAGGAAATCAAGGATCTCCAGTTCTCTGCCGAACAGTTTGGCTCGCCGGCAGATTTCGACGCTTTTCTGCAAGGGATCATAGATACGCAGGAAACGCTGCTCTCCGGGATGATCGGCGCCACTACCTTCGACTCTGCAAATGCCGTCATTGTTCCTCGTGTGGCCAACGCCTCAAAGAACCTGGTTGCAGTGGAACTCTTCCGCCGCCGGATTAACCGGCTGTCCGGCAATGTTGACGCCGACACCATCGCCATTATTCGCGCCCTCCAGACCTCAC